TACTCGGAGCGGGCGAAGCAAATGGTCGCGTCAGCCGCCCGCGCCATGGATGGTGCATGCGTGGCCGCGTCCATTGCCGACGGCATTCCCACCAAGAACGTGTACTCGGCCAACAGCCCGAAGCTGCTCGACTACCGCACCGCGGTGTCGGCGAAGCTGCTCTGGGGCGACGAGGGCGACAACGACCGAGCCTATTTGCTCTGCCACTCCTACGTGAAGGGCGACCTCGCCCAACTCGTGGACGCGACGGGGCGTCCGCTCCTCCAGGCTTCGGCAGTCGATGGCGGGCCGGACCGCATCTATGACCTGCCCATCGTGACCTCCGACAAGCCTGGGCTGCTGACCGGGTCGACCATGACCGCGGTGGTGTCTGCCGGCACTTCCCCCAACACGCTGGCCCTGAGCGGCACCCCCCTGGGTCCCTGGAACTTGGTCATCGATTGCGTAGTGGCCGGTGCCAACGGCACTGGGACCTTCAGGTTCTCGACCGATGGCGGGAACACCTGGTCGGCGACCATCACGAGCGCGGCCGGTGGTGCCAACGTCCTGACCGACACGGCAATCGACAGTCTGGTGGGCCAGAGTGGCGCCACGGGCCTGACGGCCACCATCACCACGGGCCTGAACCACGCCGACAACGTGTACACGTCCCAGGCGTTCATGAAGTGCACGAGCCTCCTGCTCAAGCCGGGCGCCTTGGCCTTCTGGTACAACCGCGCGGCCCTGGAGATCCTCCAGGACGTCGACATCGCCGCTGACGCGAGCCTGGCGGCGATGCACCTGTACCACGTGCCGCACCGTTACCGCCGCCGGTCGGGCGGGACGAAGCCGGGTATCGTCCGCATCCAGCACAATGCCTCGGCTATCAGCTAGCCATGGGCGCTACCGCACAGCGCAGGTGGGCCGATCGGGGAGTGACCAGAGCGGAAGCTCCCCGGCACGCCATGTCCGAGACGGACATCTTGCGTGCGCAACTCGAGGCAGCACGCAAGGAGGCCTCAGAGATCCGCGCCCAACTCGAGCGCGCAAGGTCAGACCTGGCAACCGCGCAGGCGCTCCTCGATGAGGAACCACGGTCTCCGGTAGCCCCGACACGGCAGGAAGCCATCGCTCCTCAGAGAGCGCAGCAGCAGCACCGCCAGAAGGCCAGGTAGATGCTCAACGCCTTCGGCGAGGTCCGCAACCCGAGGCGTTACTACCTCGGGAAGCGGCTGGCGCTCGAACGCATCGGGGACGATGACCGTTCGCTTACGTGGCGTGCGAAGCAGGCTGAAGTCGCGGGGACGCCCCTACCCGCGACATTCCCGCTGCGCACTCAATTGGTCGCCGTCGGATACTCCACGGCTCATGACTTGGACGGGGCAACCACCGACGAGCTCGTCGACACGGTCGGGCTCACTGACTCGCAGGCCCAGGCTGTCGTCAACGCAGCCGCACTGCTCTAGGAGACGCCCATGGATGGCTACACAATGAAGAACGGCCGCTACGCCAACGTGGTCGAGGTAAACCTCAATCCCGCTGCTGCGGTAACCGAGGATGGGTATTCGGCAGTAGTGGAGCTTGGGGACAAGCGGAGCGTCAGCCTCCTCCTCGATGTGACTTCCGTGAGTGCGTCCGACGCCATCGATGTGACCATCGAGACGAGCAAGGACGGCGTCACGTGGCAGACCGCACTGGTCACGTTCACACAAGCTACCGGAGCGACGTCCGAGTGGAAACACTTCGTGGCCAACCGGTTCATCCGTGCGAAGTATGACGTGACCGGCAGCTCGGTCAGCATAGGATTCACGCTCACCGGTGAAGCTGCTTAGGCTGCGGTACCATGGTGACCATCTCGGCGTCCAAAGACCAGCTCGAGTACACGAGCTTCGGCTCGGCCATCAACCTCGAGGCCCTGCATGGGAAGAAGGTGCAGGGCGTCAAGATCGTGGCCGCTACGGCCAGCGCAACGATCACGGTACGCACGGAGGGAAGCGGGGACACCGTGCGAGTCTGGAACGTCGCGCAAGGCGAGGAGATCATCTGCCAGCTGCGCTCGATTGAATCGGTATCCAACGTGACCAACGTCCGGGTATACATCGGCGACTGACGGCGTCTCATGCAGTACGCCTTCGAGCAGGACCTCTACGACATCGCACTGCCGGCGACGGCGCTGCCTGTCGAGTGGTCACCCGTGGAGCGGACCCGCCGGGTCAACGGGTCGCTGGCAGACGCCAGCGACGTCGTGGACAGCTACCTGCGTAAGCAGCTCTCAGTCCCCCTGGCCGGCGCCGTCATGGCTCCCGCTGGGGTTACGCATGCCGGGACTGGGCCTGCCGTGACGCTAAGCGGGACGCCGGACGCTGCCAGGGACTTTCTCCTGCTCATAGGTCTGGGTGGCGCCCGCGGCGTCGCGACATTCTGCTGGTCGAGAAACGGCGGGGCTTCGTGGGAGGCCACGAATGTCTTGGTTCCGGTGTCTGGGGCCTACGCGTTGGGCACGACCGGCCTCACGGCTGCCTTCCCGGAAGGCACCTATGTTCAGTGGGAAACCTACCTGTGGGCGACACTGGGTTGGCCGAGAGCGCTGAAGCGTGCCGTCTGCATCATCGCCGCCTACGACCTGCTTTCGGGCCGCGGATTCGACCCAGAGAACGGAACCGATGCCATTATCGTGGCTCGATACGAAGGCATCATCAAGTGGCTCGAGGCCGCGGCCAAGGGCCTGGTCGAGGTTTTGGACGTGACCGACACCACCGATGCCGACGGAGACGGCGTGGTGGACGAGCCCCGGGGCGGAGGGGTCGTGGCCAGCCGTCCTCGGCGCGGCTGGGGTGAGTACTGATGGCCTCCTCCCTGGCATCCATTGCCAAGCGCATCGAGGCTGCCGCTACCAAGGCGGTCAGTCTCGCCGAGAAGAATGTCGCCTTCGCGCTAGAGTCGCTGGTCCAGGAGGGGTTCGACGGCGCCGTTGATCCCTACGGGGCGGCGTGGCTGCCCAAGGCGTCCGGCACTGGTAAGCAGCTCCACGATAAGGGCAAACTCGCTGCTTCGTTCCACGTAACGAGCGGCGCTGGCAAAGTGACCGTCGCGAGCTCGGACCCAAGAGCTCTTTGGCACCAAGAGGGCACTGCGACCTACCGTGGCGGGCAGCCGTACGACATCTACCCCAAGACCAAGAAGGCTCTCGCCATCCCGATAGCCAACAGCCGCGGGTGGAGCAATCCACACAAGATCGGCAAACCGGTCAAGTCTGGCAGAACTAAGGCCACTGGAGCCGGAAGGCGCATCCACGGAGGACGGGTAACTGCATCGGTGATGCTCATGCATGTGCGCCACCCCGGCGTCCCCAGACGACGGATGCTGCCCGACCGCGGTAGCGTCCCAGAGCACTGGAGGGCGACCATCCACCGCTCGATCGAGACGGCAGTTGGCGCGGCGTTCAGGGGTATCAGTGGCTGACGCTTGGCACGAAGATGCGATCGACATCATCCACGAGAAGCTCGACGAGCTCCTCGGGACTCCGATGCCGTATGTTGGCGGCCGCAAAGAACGTGAACACCACGCCTGCTACCCGCTGGTGGTGTGGTCGCCGGCCCCGAATGGGGGCAAGACCGTTCCGACCAAGACCGCTGGCGGAAACCCCGCGCCCATCGGTCTCGACACCTGCCAGTACCTGGTCACCCTTTGGCAGAGCAACAAGGCGAACTGCCGAGCCACCCTGCATAACCTGATCGTCGCGGCAAGGGCATCGAGCGCCAAGAGTTCCGTGCGGATCGGCACCAAGTACGACTTCCCGCGTGACGCCCACGCTGACGCCGGCGTTGTGATGGTCGCCACCTGCGAGATCGACATTGTCGTTACCGACATGGTGAGCGAGCTGGTTCCGGGGGACGAGCTGGAGGTCCAGGGCGGAATCGTCGAGGAGCACTCCGACGGCAGCACCGAACTCGTGGCCACGGACATCATCGAGCCACCGGAACCCTGACAACCGCGCGCTTCGGCGCGCTCAGAGGACAATCATGGGAGACGAACAACGTCTGTTGCCCGAGGACTGCGCGCGGGCTTATGGGCAGGTGCGCTCTGCACCGCGACATGTGCTGGGGGACGAGATGTTCAGCCCCGAGCATATGGCAGCTGCAGCGCTGCACGGTTGGGGTGATGACGCCCACCACGCTCCGATCAGCCGCAATCCTGACGGGAGCATTGCTCAGGATGGTCGCCTGAGGCTCACGCGCTACGAATACGAGGCAGCGCTCAAAGCGGTTGGCGACTGCGACGAGCGCGGCATTCCGCGCCCCCACCTCCCGGCATTGAGCCCCTACACGCTCGGCTACGAGGCCCGCAAGGCCGAGGCAGCCTCCGCCAGCAAGCAACCCCAGAAGGCCGAGGCTAAGCCCGGCAAGGACGGTGACAAGTGACCCTCCCAGGCCAGACCTTCACGGTCGTTGACCCCGGGCTAGGCGGAGTTAGCCCCGCCTTCAACGTGCCGCACGTCGCTGGAATCTGCTCGGGCGGTACGGCTGCGACAACCAAGACCTACTCATCGCTCAACACTCTCCAGTCGGAAAACGGCTACGGGCCTGCTGTCGAGGACGCGGCCGCGATCCTGCAGAAGTCAGGCGGCCCAGTCCGTTTCACCAAGATCGCGCAGTCTTCCGCGGGGAGCCTGACCGCAACACTAGCCAAGAGCGGCAGCGGGCCCGACATCACGAACAACAGCTCGACCCCCTACTACTGGCACGAGCTGCGCATCGTCATCACCAAAGCTGGTGCCCTCGGGACCTCACGGTTCAAGTACTCCCTCGATGACGGGCGCACGTTCTCACCGGAGATCTTGACGCCCGCCGGTGGCAGTTACACGATTCCCAACACCGGACTCAATCTCACCTTCGCTGCTGGAGCGTACGTCGCTGCAGACGTCTATACTGGCGTGGCGACGGCTCCGGTCTACACGACGACCGAGCTCAGCGCGGCGGTGACGGGCATCAACACAAGTCCGTTCTACTGGGACTTCCTGGTGCTTTCCGGCGTCCACGCGACGGTTGCCGCGGCCGGCACCATCGCAGGTGCACTCGCTGGGCATCTCGCGGCCTGGCACAGCAAGTACAAGTTCGTCTCGGCCCTGTTCGACGTCGCCAGCGCCGATACGGCGACGAACGTTGCGTCCGGCTACACGCAAACCGACCGCTGGCTGATGCCGTGCTACGGCTACGCGGACACGGTATCGGCCGTCCCAATCGTCGGCTGCTCCACGCCGCGCCACCTCACGCTGACTCACGCGGCGGTCAGGGCGACGTCCGAGCTCATCTCGACGCACCTCGGACGGGTCGCATCGGGCACGCTGTCCGGCATCCCCGGACCCACCACGGACTTCCCGGCACCCCTCAGCCACGACGAAAACGAAGCCGACCTCCTCGACCAGCTCGGGATCACCACGATTCGGAGCTTCTACGGCTTGCAGGGATACTACCTGACTGGTGGCCGCATCAAGCCTCCGTTTGGGTCGGACTTTGGCGACTGGCACAAGGTACGGGTCTTCAACACGGCTCGGAGGGTCACGTACCAGCTTCAGGCCGGGTTCCAAAACCGGAGTTTCCGGACTACCTCGGCCGGGACTATAGACAAGCGCGACGCTGGACCCGCCCAGCAGAAGGTGCAGGACGCACTCAATGCGGTGCTGATCGACCAGTACAACGCCGAGGGAGTCAAGGGCCATGTGTCGGCGGTCCGCTACACCATCGACACCACCAACAACATCAACCTGACGAAGCAGTTGCTCACGGAGGTTGCCATCCGTCCGCTCGGCTACTCCGAGTTCATCACCACCAAGATGGGCTTCGCCCTGAACGTGTGAGGAAACCATGCCTGTTGTCAACGATCGCGAATACGATTTCGGGGACTGCGAGCTCCAGGTCGACCAGGTCTCCTACCCGTTCGAAGCAGCCAAGTACAGCTCGCCTCGGGAGGTGGGTGAGGGGCACGGAAACGCGAACATGCCCCAGTACCAGACGCGGGGGCGGTGCAAGTTCGAGGCCGAGGTAAAGGTGCGCGAGCACGTCTGGTTAGCCATCCGAGCCCAGCTCATCGCGAACCCAGAGTACGGCTCGATCTACGGAGCGCGCCCCACGCTCGTCGTCAACTACGGCAAGGGCGACGACCACCACGCCGATACCCTGACCCGGTGCTCGATTCTGGACATGCAGAAGGACCTGTCGGAAGGCGTCAACGCGCCGATGGTGGTTCTGCCGCTCAAGCCGTACCGCATCCTCTACGACGGCGAGACGCCGTTCAAGGAAGCCGGCGCGTAGCGCCGGACGGACCTAAGGGGGGTCGCAGTAGCAGCAAACGGAGGAAACAATGGATCAGGAACGAACGCAGCGCCTCACTGAGGCGTTCGGGGAGCCGGCCGTCGCGGCACACGTGGTGGCTGTCGAGGCCGCTCAGGCCAAGTATGGCAAGGTCGTCGAGGCGCTTACCGCGCAGGGCTCAATCGTCTGCCGTGCTCCCGTGGACGACCTCGAGGCTGCATACAACCGCTACATCGACGGTATGGTCGACGTTGGCCTCAAGCGGGAATCCGCCAGTGCGGTAAACCGAAAGCTCGTGGAGGCCTGCCGGCTGGTGCCGAGCGATAAGAAGGAACTCGAGGCGATTTTCCGGAAGCGCCCCGCGCTTGCTGGCGAGCTGGTTCAGCAGCTCGTCAAGCTCGCGGGCGGCGACGACTCCGCTAGCATCCAGGGAAACTGAAGCACGCGCGAGCGAACAAGCTCTACTACGCCCGCGCCCTCCTGGCCTTCCAGCGCGGCGATGAGAGCTCGCTCGCGCGACTCGGGGCTCTACTGACCGCAGAACACCAGCAAGACCTCCACGTCGTCGCCCAGGCCGTCCTCGCCATTGTCCAATCCCATGCGCCGAGAGCACGGTAACCCCAGCCCCGCTGAGCCGCGTCTTGGCGGGGCTGTGCGTATCTGAGCCATGGCCGACATTGTCAGTTTCACCGTTGCGCTCATCAACAAGGTGAGCGGCCCGGCCGCGGCTGCGACCGCGTCCATGCAGGGGCTGCAGCACGCAGCAACGGCCACCGTGGCTTCCTCGCAAGCGGTGAATGCGGCCTGGAGCAGGCAATGGGGCGTCGTGGCAGCTGAGCAAGCGGAGAGTGCGCGCCGGGAAATCGAGCGCATGAGCGCGGCGGGTCGCGCTGCACGGCAGGCCGTAGCGTTCCAGCGAGCCGGGGGGCTCGGCGACTGGATGGGCTTGGCGCGAGCGAACACCGCCCTGGGTGCACTGGGTCGGTTCCGCGCGGGCCTGTCGGGGATGGCCCAGTCAGTAAAGCTCCTGGGCTCTGCCCAGGACGACGCCACTCGCAAAGTGGCAGGGGAATCGTTCGCTGAGTCCTTCGGCGTGGTCAAGACCTCCTGGTCAGAGCTCGCGGTGCTCGGAGGGCCAGTGGTCGGGGTCGTCACGGCAGTCGGAGGCGCCCTGCTTACCGTCGCGAAGTATGCTGCCATGGCAGCGGCGGCCGTCGCCGCCGTGGGTGTCGCGGTCTCGGTGGCTTTTGCCAAGGCAGTGGGGCAGATGGCGATGGTCAAAGAGAACGCCATCGCGACCTTCAATGCCCTGGCCGGAGGGAAGGGCGTCGAGACGTTCGAGCGGATCAAAAAGAGCGCGTCGGATCTCGCCGTCCCGATAGAGGATGCGACCGAGGGTATTCGGGCTCTAACCGCCGCGGGGTTCAAAGGCGACGATGCATTCCGGTGGTTCGCGCGGATGCAGGACCTCAGTGCGATTGGGGTCACCAGCGAGACGATGAGCCGTGTGGTCCTGGCCATGAGCCAGATCAAGGGAGCTGGAAAGCTCCAGGGAGACGAGCTGCGTCAGCTCCAGGAAACCGGCCTGAACCTCGACCTCATCTGGCAGAACATCTCCAAGGAGATGGGGGTCAGTGTCCAGCAGGCTATGAAGCTCAAGGAGGAGGGGAAGGTCACGGCCGACGTGGCCCTCCGTGGAATCGAGGCGGCCATTATCGCCATGACGGGATCCGCGGAGGCTGGAGGGGCACGCATTCGCTGGCTCTCCACCACCGTTGCGGGATCTTTGGCGCAGCTGAAGTCGTCTTGGTCGCAAGCCCTGCTGAAGATCGCGGAGCTCGCAGAGCCAGCGTTCAAGCGCCTGAAGCCCGTCATGGACGGCATTTCTGCATGGCTCAACTCGGATGCTTTCACCGAATGGGCCAAGCGTGGGGCGACGTATTTCGGGTTCCTGGTCGAATCAATGCACGCGGCCTTGGGAGCAGCGCTCGCGTTCGTGGACGGGTTTACCGGCACGCTGGGAACAGAATTCGACCGGCTTGCCAAGCAGAAGAACCCGCTCGACGCTCTGAAAGACCCGGCCGTACTGAAGCAGATCAAGGACTTCGGCACGACGATCGGGAAGGCCACCATTGACCTCGGGAGGTTCGTGGCATGGGTCGGGGCGACTGCGGCAGCGGTCTCGGCTTGGGTAGCGCAGAACGAGACTCTGATGTCCGTTCTGAAGTGGGTCGGGATCGCACTCGCTGCCATCGTCGGGTGTGGTCTGATTGCCTTCATTGTTGCAGCTATAGGGTTCTTCACTCTGCTGTCTCCGTTCATCGCAGCGGTTGCCGGGGTGATCTACGTCCTGGTAGAGGCGGTCCAGTGGGCGATCGATCTGTGGGGTAGCTTCGAGAGCGCAGCCGCAAAGGCGTGGGCCACGCTCAAAGCAGTGGCGATTGACGCGATCGCGACCGTCATCACCGAGCTCAACCGAATCCCATTCGTCAATATACCGGTGCCGAAGGTAAGCGGGACCCCAGTGGCCGCCGGAGGAGCGGCCGCTGCCTCCACTGGCGCCGGTGTTTCCGAGTCGGTGCGCACAACCGGTGGCGTCGATGTGGAGTACATGAAGCTTGCCGAGACCCATGCGGCAGGGGGACCTGTGGGCCCCGGGGGAGGCGTAGTCGGAGAGGGCGAATGGGTGGTACCCAAGGGCGGAGCGCTGGTCTTGCGCGGTGGCGCTGAAGGCGGGGGCGCAGGCAAGACATTCCAGGCCAACTTCAACATCATCCAGCAGTCCGGTGAGGATGGCGACGCGTTTGCCCGTCGCGTCCTCGGCCTGGTGCAGTCGTGGTGGGAGGGCCAAGCCCTCGCTGAGGGGACCTGATGGCCAATACCCTTGACCAGCCAGACTGGGGCAAGGCTGCCTCCTACCAGCCACACTGGGAAGATGACAGAAACCTTGGCCCGGACTTCTGGGACACGGTCTTCCTCGGTGACCTGCAGCTCCCTGGTCGAGCCAAGGTCAGCTGTCCGCTCAAGCGCGCTGTCGAGGAAAAGAAGGCCAAGGGGAAGTGTGGCGGGACCATCACAGACAACGGCGAGGAGATCACTCCGGTCACCATCGTCCTCGAGTTGGCGACGCCCGTTGAGTGGCAGTTCTTTCAGGACGTCCTTCCAAAGCTCTGGGCCCGCAAAAGGGGCGGCAAGCGCTCCCCCGTGAAGATCGACCACCCCAAGACGGCCGTTTGCGGGATCACCGAAGTGTACCTCAAGGGCATTGACGTTGGGGACCCGGAGAACGGGGTGGTGAAAGTCACCATCTCATGCGCCGAGTGGCTCATCGCCCCACCGGATGCTCCGAAACCGAAGCCGAGCACCGGTCCGACGTACCCGCCCGGCCAGGTGCGCGAGTACTCGATCTTCGATAATCCAAGCGGCAACCAGCCCAAGAACGTGGATGACATCATTGCTGGGACTGCGCCGCCGGGGAGCGCTGCACCATGGTGACTCCCACGCTCAACGGAGTCCCGATCCTCGAGGCCACCATCACCGAGCAGTACGCCGGCGTGTGGCATGCCGATGTGGCGCTGGACGCCGAGGAAGCCCCGACCGGGTCTGTCACGCTGGCCATCGACGAGGTAGAGTGGATCGGTACCGTGCTCCGAGCTCGCGAGGAACACGGGCAGGTGCGCGTCAAGGTCGTCGGCGCCAAGGGAGGCATGAGCACGGAGCTTCCGGCGCGGAACTACGTAAGAACCAGCGCCGGGGCCGTGCTGGCTGACATTCTGCGCGAGGCCGGCGAAACGCTGGCCGTTACCTCAGCGTCAGGGCTCGAATCCTACACGCTGGCCAACTGGCACCGGGAGCGCGCTACTGCGAGCGTTGCCGTGTCGGCGCTGGCGGCCGAACTCGGGTATTCTTGGCGGGTCCTGCGGAACGGTACGGTATGGGTTGGGCAGCTTCAATGGACCGAAACCACGGCGACCGCGACCGAGCTCGACTCCGACTGGGCCACGGGCACTTTCGAGCTGGTCGACGCGTTGGCGCTTCAGCCCGGGACTACCTACCAGGGCCACCAGATCCATCAGGTGACGCACTTCATCGCGCCCAAGGCCATCAGGACCGAGGCGCGCCTGCAGAGCCAGAACGGCGTGCTCGAGCGGATGCTGGCGCCGGTACGGCGAGAGCTCGACCGCTCCAAGATCTGGCCCGGTACCGTGGCCCGGCAACATGTCGACCCGGTCAATCCGCGCAACAACCCCGTCGATATCGTACCCGACGGGAAGGACACCCGTGTGCGGGCCTCAGGTTTGGGCGCCGTCCGGATGCTGGTTGGGCTTCCGGGGTTCACGGTCAAGGTCGCGGTAGGTGTCCGTGGAGCCTGGACTCTGCTCGGTGGGGACCCCGCGCGACCGCGGTGGATCGGGTGGGAACAGGGGAACGGTGACGCGGTAACCGAGCTCTGCTTCGCTGGAGGGACGAAGGCGGTGGCCCGGGTCGACGATACGACTGACGAGGGAGAAATCATCGCCTGTTCGGTCACGGCGTACCCGGTAGCCGGGGCGTCTCCGGGGACCGTGACGGGTCCGGTCATCACATCGATCTGGTACCGGGAAGGCCACTCAGGTGACTGGACCAAGATCGCAGAGGCCCCAGGGGTTGGGGCGGAAATCCCGCCACTGCCAGCCCAGGCCGGAACCACGATCCTGGGGAAGATCACGAGCGGGCAGACGAAGTTGCTGGCCTAGCGCCAGACTCGCGTCAGCTCGTTCCGGTCATCTTCGGTGAAGCCACTACCGTCCCACATGGCCTGCATCACCCCATGCTGGACGTGGTCAAGCCACAGGAAGTGCCCGAGCTCATGCATGACGGCGCGGGAATCTGAATAGGTTACGGTGCCACCGAGACCATCGGAGCAGCCAGCCTTCAGACCGAGGTCGGTCGTGCCGCAGATGCGGTCTACCTCGGCTTGGGGCACCCGCCGCACCGTGGGGTCAACAGCCGTCCCATCCCATCGCAGGAGCTCGTGCCCGACAACTTTGACCGCCAGCGCGTTCCAGGCCGCTACGTCCGCCGCGACGTCACCACGGTCCGCGTCGGGCATGTCCTGGGGAACGGTCACCTGGAGCAGACCATCCCCCGTCTCGGACCCGAGCTCCGCCGTCCCATGGCTCTCGTACATGGCCCAGTCAACCTGTTCGCACCCCAGCATAGCGAGCGCCAGCACCATCCGTCGCATACACCAGTATACGGCAGAACTAGGCAGTAGCGTAGCGCAGCGCGTAGGTAAGCGCCTCCACCATGCGGTAGACAGATGTGGTATTGTCGCCACTTTCATGCTCCATCGGGTGCTGCAGGTCGTTCACGGGAGGCGAAGCGCGCCTCTCTTCCAGAACTGGTTGCCAACTTTACCGCGTACTTGATGTCGGCGTCGCGGACGTACCGCAGAATGGCGCGCACGACACCGAGATCGATGACCGGGGCCGAAGGCCGTGGAGCGAGCGACGTTTTCACGCTGGCCTCCCGGGCCGCACTGTGATGGTGCATTCTCGCGGCGCTCTTGGAGCGCTCATCCGTGGTAGCTCAGGAGGCATGGTAGGTCGTGGTGGAGGAGCGGCGTGGCGAGCCGGAGATTCCGTAGAGAGTCTGGTGTCTTGCATTAGTAACACAGGATGCAAACGGTGCGCCATTCATAAACCGTCGGATTACGGTTGTCGCGAACCTGTAACATCCGTGGTTACCGTAACGTGTAACGTGCGACCTAACGGTCGGTAGTACTCATGGCAGAATCTGACTTCGGCGCAGACCTATCTGGGGTCACCGACCTGACACCAACCTTGGAGGAGGTTTCAGGCGCGCTATGCGTCGCCCAGCGCATCGCCCGGAGCTGGCTCACTCCGAGCGGTGGCATCTGGCACGACCCCGGACACGGAGAGGACATCCGGCAGTCAATCAACGCCGTGGTCTACCCATCCAGGCTAGCCCCGCGGCTACAGCGGCAGGCGCTGCGCGACGAGTGCGTGGAAGACGCGCAGGTCGAGGTTTCGTTCATAGAGCAGACCAATACGCTCGAGATACTTGCCACGATCACCCTGACCGACGGCACGGATCTCCAGTTCTCGCTGACCCATGACGGCGTGACGTCCAAACTCTTGTTGGGGACATGATGCTGACATTAGAGCAGATACGTGCTGCGTACACCGAGGAGGAGGCGCTCACCGACATCCTCGAGGTATTGGAGTCCGCCGGGTTCGAGCTGGGTGCATGGCAGACCGGAGTCATCCGCGCAACCGTACTGAGGGCATTGGCCAAGTTCGTCACCATCATCCAGCCGTTCGCGGATGCTCTCTCGCGCATCCACTTCAACGCTGACGCGACGGACACTGGGCTAACACACTACTCGCGCGAGAACTGGGGGAACGAGCGCATCGAGGCGAAATCGACCATTGGGGTCGAGCGCTTCACGGGCGGGGCCGTTGGGCCGCCGTACACCATCAACGCAGGCGATATCGTCGTCTCCGACGGGACGCGCACGTTTAGGACTACTGGGTACTACTACCTAGCAGGTGTACGCACTGTAGGCCCGTTCGTCATCCCGCAAGGCGGATACATCGACGCTGAGATCGCCGCCGAAGTCCCTGGGGAAGACAGCAACGACGTTGCCAACGACACCATCAAGACGATGGTGACCACGTATGCCGGCGTCACGTGCTCCAATCCAGCCTTCGGCGCCACCAGCACCTGGATCACCACCAACGGCTCCAACGATGAGAGCGACGCGGCTCTGCGGGAGCGGAACTCCGCCAGCGTCGGGACGATGTCCGTGCTGGAGACCATCGACGACCGGTACGAGTGGATCGCTCGGACAGCGCTCGCGAATGCGCGCGTGAGGGTGGATTCCAGCAACCCGCGAGGTCCGTTTACGGTCGACGTGTGGGTTGCGGCGGCGAGTGAGCAAGCTACGTCCGACGAGCGGCAGGACGTGCAGGATGCAGTTGATGCCAGCGCGTTCGGAGCCGGCAGAGTGCTGGTTGCGGCCGCACTCACGCATCAGGTAGCCCCGACTGGCACGGTGTACTACACGGGGGATCTGAGCGCGGTACAGACGGCCGTACTGAACGCACTTCGCGATTACGTCAATACAGCCCCGATCGGCGGGTTCAACCTCAGTCCCGGCCCGTCCAACATCATCCCAGAGGACGGTCTCACGGCCGCTATCAGGTCAGCCACCGGCGTGGTGGGCGTCGCGTTGACCGGTGGTGAGACGACCCTGGGGACATTCGAGGTAGCGTTGCTCGGCGAACCGCTCGTCCTCACGTGGACGCAGGTCACGGGATGATCTCGTTCCGCGATGTCGCCCGGTTCATATTCGGCCGGTTGCCGTGGGCCGGCGGCGACTATGGGCGTCGCTTTGTCGAGTGCTTTGGGCTCATCGGCGACGCGATGGGGGAGGCGTGTTTGCTCGGGGCGATGGCGGTCTGGACCCATAACCCGGAGCAGCCGCAGGACGCGCGGGGGCGCCTGGCCACTGAACGCAGGATGCCACGCTACCCCGGTGAATCCGACGGCCAACACCGTGCCCGGCTGTCGATCTGGCGAGCCATCTACCGGAACGCTGGGTCCGAGGCAGTGCTCACGGCTGAGCTTGAGGCCTTCGGTTTCACTGGGGTGGTCATCTACACGCCCTTCAGCGGAGCCCCGTGGAGCACGATGGAGCCATACCCGTGGGAGTCGCAGTTCTGGCTTGTGGTGCCGGATGGTAGCCATGAGTATGGTCCGCCTACCACGATCGGGTCATCCGGAGCCGTGTGCGGAGTCATGCGATGCGGAATCTCGAACATCACGGCGGAAGAGGTAACGGGAGTGAAAGCCCTAATATTGCGCCGGAAACCGTCGGACTGGGTGTGTCGGTGGATCCGGTTTGGCGCTTCAGCGTACATCGACATCTAACCATAGGCCCTCCATGACGCTCACCGGAAAAGTAATCCCGACTCTAACCTGGCCGTCGTCGTTCCCGCGCTTCGTGAATGGCGACCCCTGGAATTCCACGACAGAGCTTGAGGCTAGACAGCCAGTCGTGGATGCGCTTGCTGCCCTGCAGCTGAGTGCACTAGGAGGTTGCGACGTCGTCACCGCGCACGGGTCGGAAACGAAAGGCGCGCTCCTTCCGGTCAATGGTTACCTCCAGCTCCTCGAAGGAGCTGGAGGCGTCAGCTCAGATCCGCAGCGCCCAGAGATAGGTGGTACGTGGACAGTGGGGACCGGTACGGCATCGACCGGACCCATGGTGACAGCCGTCGGGCATCCGACGGCTGTGCTCAAGGCGCACGACGCCACATCGGACATGATCTACCTGGGGAACTTCGACACCTATGCGTTCAACGAGATCACAACCGTGCATGGTGCGCTCTGGAGTCCCTACAGCAGTCTCTACGTGGCTGTCGGACTCGACTCTGGCGCGAGCAACCGTGAGCGCATCGAAACTTCACCAGGCAGCTCAGGGTGGACGCTGCGTACGACGGTTGCGAACAACTCCAGGACCAAGCTGTGCATCGCCCAGGATCCGACTGGACGCTACATCCTCGTCGGGTCGCAGGGGACCGGCAACGATATCGTCTACGTGAGCACGGACGGCGGACTAACGTTCTCGGTAGCGTCCTATGTGAACTATCGGTCGATGGCCCATTTATGCTACGCACCCAATCAGGACCTATGGTTGGCTGCCGACGGGGCCGTGCTGCGCTCGAACACGTTGACGGGGCCTTGGAGCGGGTCCGCATGGGCGATCCGGTACACGTTTCCCGCGGACAGGGTGACGACAATCTCCGGCCTGGTTGCGCTCCCCGGAGGACTACTGGTAGCTACGACTGACCACTCGAGCTACCACATTCAATGGGTATCTGGCGACGGAGGACTGACTTGGGTCCCAATCGGTCAGCTGCCGCATTCAGTACTCCTCCAGTACGTTGGCGGGTATGTACTGTTCAGTGGGACCAACAGCTACGTGAGCAGACGACTGGGCTGAGCCAGGAGATGAAGCATGGGACTTGTTGGCGATTTACTCGTCCGCCGCTGGCGGAGGTACGGAGAACAGACGGATCTCCCTGACCGCAAGGTGACTGAGGTGCGGGAACTCACCATCGAGGATACGGGAGCCGCGTCCCGCTTGACGGGACTCAAGCGCCCCACGGCATCGCAGACGGTGGGGGCGCTAGCGGTTGCGGCGGATACGAATGCTGACGACGACGCTGACGACCTAGGATACTCGTCAGTCCTGACGGCGCATACTGGGATTGGGCTGGAGTTTAGTGCAGTTGCGGACCCGGCTGCACTGACTGGTACTGGAGTCCGAGTTCGTTCGAAGACGACGACGATAGACGGCTCGGTGCTCATGGCCGATACTGCCGACGGCGACGCGCGCGTGTTGACCTCTCCGCGCCTAGTCGGAGGCGTGAAGCTCACCGAGGTTGGCGGATCGTGCAGCACGACCGACGATACCAGCTGGGTGACGCTGGTGTCGATCCCCGTCCGAGGAGTCGTTACATCTACGATGTTTGAGGTATCGATCATAGTAACGAGCGGTGTTGCCAACAGCTCGATCAAGCTGTGGGGAACGCGAGACAGCGACGGTTCCATTTCGACGACTTATCTACTATTGGGAGCTACCACGCTGTCCGCAACAAATGCCAACGTGCAGGTAGTAGACCCGGGCAGTGGATCCGCGCTGAACGTCCAGGTCAAGGGAATCGCGGTCGCGAATCACACGTGGATCGGGTATGCGACGATTGTAGGGGACACGGTCTAATGCCTGCACTAGGCCACGCGATAGCGATCGGACGTATCCGCAGTGGCGGTGCTGCCTACCCACCCACCGTCATTACCTTCACCGTCCCCGCAATCTCCGACGAGACGGTGGACTGCACTGCGACGCTCTCGGCGGATGCGGAGGAGTGGACTATCACCGAGAGCGCGACGCAGCCAGAGCACGGAGTGGGCTGGACCGCAGCCGGCGACCCGCGCACGCACACGACTGCTGTCAGCGGTGCCCTGACGCTCTACGCCTGGGCGTGGTCCGCCGCTGGCGGGGTGAGCGCGGCGCCGGCGAGCGGGGAGACGGAGGTCATCCCGAATCCGTGGCTCGAGACCGACGCGCCACTGATCCTGGCGTGGATGACCCCGCCATGGGGAACGTTGACTTCCGCAGGTGGGCTATGCTCTCAGATCGACGACGTACAGCCGGCGGACACTTACCCAACAGGGAAAACGGCGCCATTTCACGGCACAGCGTCCGGTGACGCTCGACCGCGCTTGGTTGGACAGCTCCTCACCAACCCACTTGGAGATCCTGTCGGGCAGCGGCGTCTGCGTTCCACGGCGGCCGAGCTGGTGGCGTTGATCAATGGCACCAACACCCCAATCACGATCCTTATGTGTTCACGCAAAATGGTGAATACTGGGGACGTGGAGGGGTTCTGCGCTCGAGACGGCGAGACTTGGCTGAATACCGTCCGTCTACATGGGAACAACACCGCCTTGATTTGGAGCCAGCGATACCATGATCCGACAGTGAAAACCTGGGGGCAGGGTACGTGGTCTGCGGACTGGCACGTGCGTGCTAGCGTGTTCGACGGCACTAACCTACGGCATTGGCTCGAGACCGGAGGACTCGTAGCTACGACAGCTAACGTACCTGACATCGCCACGACGTTGGTCGAATGGCAGTTCGCTGGCTCCGAGGCGTGCGAGCTCCTCGTGTGGCACGGTGCTCTGAGTGATGCTGGAATTCAGCGGCAAATCGAAAGGAGTGCCGCACGCGGAGCAAGCCGCGGTCTGCCCTTTTGAGATGCAACCATACGAATTCCACAAGTGGCTCGCTACCGGACTGATCGACGACGGAGTTCGGAGAATCGTCGCGCCGACCGACGTCGCGCCGAAGCGCACTGAGGCTATCGAGTGGATTTGGGGGGATGCTGGGTTCCCCGACAGTACTCCCACTGTAGAGAGCGACGTGGCGTCGCCCTACCCATTCACCGGTGTATCGCAGTGCGACTATCTGCTGACGACGATGTCGGGGATGGCTGGTGCGACTCCGATCGACGTGCACGTACCGGCGTACCACTATCGTCCGACCGCTCCTGGGACTGGGCTGTGTCTCGTCGTCGTGCATGGTCACGGACACTGCACGCAGGGGAGTGGCGGGCTAGCCCTGCTGATGCAGGATGCACTCAGCGCTGGACATAGCGTCGTCGGCATTCACATGCCTGCGCATTGGGACGGGTGTTGCGGAGCGAATGAAGCCGGTTGGGGGGAGGCAGGTTCGGCGCCGCACGATTGGCTGTTCGCCAACGTGGCGTGGTCGATCGGCGAGGGGTCGCCTGAAAGATTCTTCCTGCAGGGACCGGTCGAAATCGCTAACCTGCTATCGTCCGAGTACTCAGTGTTTGCAATCGCTGGACTATCCGGCGGAGGGCAGACTGCTGTCTGGGTGGCAGCACTAGACGAGCGATACAGCTACTGGGCTAACGTATCCGGTATGCAGCCGCTGTACATGCGTGACGGCCCCAGCGACTCAGAGAATGACTGGCCACGTCTATATGAGATGGCAGGCTGCATCGACATGATGATCATGGCGTCATCCGGACGCCGTGGTGAGATGATTATCGGGATCGGGGACCCCTACACTGGGCCACCGGCGTACTCGGACACTGGCCGAGGCCCTCGCATCGTCGGGATGACGTTTGCGGAGGCTCACGATGATCTGGTGAGCGAGGTCAACTCTGTGGTCGGCGCCGGGCGTGTGGCCTGGTGGCCAGACGGAACGGCGGAAATGCACGGGCTGTATCAGGCGGAGTCCGATCGCATTCTGGACGCCTTGTCGGCTCTATAGGAGAATCACCATGACCACACAAATCGCT